GGCAAGTGGTGTAGTCCTTACCAAAATTCCTGGATGACCCAAAACTACTCTAGCGCAAGTACCACTGTTTTGCAGTATGCTGTGTATGATTACATTTCAGGTGTTTTGGATTGTGATTGTCAAGGTTACCGCAAACTCTCTGAGGCCGAGGCTATTGAGGGAGTTAGTGGGACTTACGTCACAAGGGTTCAAACCGCAACTTCTGTAGGACCACCATTTAACCAGAAGAAGCATTTTCACATTCATTTTGATGAAGAATGTGTAGCTCTCAGTCCTAGTCTAGCCGATATGGTAGATAATTTTGAGAGCGTCTTGGCTCGGGGAGATATTCCCGTTCCAATGTGCATTATGAGTGTGAAGGATGAACCTGTTAAGTTTGATGGGGTTAAGACCAAGGTTGCCCGTATTTTCCAAAACCTTCCTTATGGGTTCAATCTTGTGAGTAAGAAGCATGATTACCCCTGGAAAGCATTGATTAGGGATAACCCACAAGTTTTTGAAAGTATGGTTGGAATCAACATGACCAGTTCGGAGTGCAACAATGTGTTGACTTACCTTAAGCGTGTGGACCCTGAGTTGAGGAATATGTACGATGGGGATCTGAAGCAGATGGATAAGTCTTATTCTGGTCAGAGTTTTGAATGGCTTGGTAAGGTGACCTATGCTCTGAGTGTAGCCTGTGGTGTGTCAGGATTTGAAAGTTATACCTTGATGCAGTCTAAGAAGCTGATGGTGTACAATGTCAAGAACGATTTGATACAGACTTTCAATAATCCCTCTGGCAATGATTCTACTGTTGAGATGAACAGTATGTGGATGAGTATTATGCAGAGGTATGTTTATTTTCTGGAGCACCCCCCATCTCAAAGTGACCGCGAGCTTGTGTCGGATTACTTTGAGAATTTTCTTGCTAGCCCCATTCCGTCTCGTAAATTGGAGGTCAGTTTTAGGGACCACCACGCTTTATGTACTTATGGTGATGATTTTATCTTATCCCAACAAGAACCCTTGTCACCACAGTATGTTAAGATTTTTAAAGATGAACTTGGTTTTATTATGACAGACGCGTCTAAATCAACTGAGTTTAAACCTAAAACGGTTTCTGAGGTTACCTTCCTTAAACGTAACTTCGTCTGGAGTGATAGATTTGGCATGTATCTACCACCATTGGACGTTAAATCTATGGCCAGGATGTTGTTGATGAAGAAGGAATCAACACTTTCCGACCATGATCATGCAGCCGTGGCAGTTACAGAGTTTATGCGCGAAGCTGTCTACCATGGAGAAGAGTTTTACAATAAGTGGAGGATGAGGTTAGCCCCCCTTATTGAAAAACACCGTTTGTTTGAGTCCACCTATTTAGATGTAAGAGATTACGAAGAGTGGGCGGTTCAGGTGGAATCGAGGAACTTTCAAACTTGGAATTTGCGTATTCCTCAGTCCCCAGAGGAGTTCAAAGGGGAATTTTCATTACAGATGTCAGAAGTTAAGTTAGTTAACGCCGTCAATGATTCGGTCGACGCTGTTTCTCAGCAACCAGAACCCCAAGTCGTTGACCATGCCACTGGTATGGTCAAGCAGGCTATGATGCGGGATACTGGGTCGCTTTTGTCTAAAGCGATGAAAAGAGCATCACACCAAACCTTCGCTAGAGCACCCCTTTCTGATGTGTTAGAGAGAGCTTGCATGATTCATCTTATGCAATTCCATAACACTGACA